ACAACGGTTAATGGAAGGAGATACGATGTCGGTGACGACGTGTGGTACCCTTCCGTTACTACTGTAATAGGAGAGATGAAGAAGAAGTCCATCATGGACTGGCGTAGGAGAGTAGGAGAGGAGGAAGCAAATAGAATCAGCAAACGTGCTACTACTCGTGGTAACAAATGCCATAAGTTAGCAGAAGAGTATTTGCTCAATAATAGTCTTAGTAAGTATAAGGATGATGTCTTGTCCCTAGGGATGTTTCATCAAATCAAGCCTTATATTGACAAGATAAATAATATACACGCACTTGAAGCACCCTTATATTCCCATACGTTGAAGCTCGCTGGTAGAGTAGACTGTATAGCAGAGTATGAAGGTGAGCTTGCGATCATAGATTTTAAGACATCAACTAAGACAAAACGTGAAGAGTGGGTACAAGACTACTTTTCACAAGAGACAGCGTATGCTATAATGTTTCAAGAACTAACTGGCCAAAAGGTCAAGAAGTTGGTAACAATCATCGCTGTTGAGACGGGTACTCCTCAGATCTTTGTTGTTCGTGACAAATTAAAGTACGTTCACAAATTAAAAGAGTACATTGACTACTATAGGAGTGTTCATGGCGACTGGTAAAAAAGTAAATGATGTCCTTGAGGAGAATTTTATGACTGCTGCTAAGTTTTCATTAGAAATAGAGAACATAGTAAAGGATGGAGAACTCAATTATATTGAGTCTATCGTCATGTTCTGCGAGGAGAAGAATATTGAAATTGAGAACGTTAATAAACTTATTAACAAACCTCTTAAAGAAAAAGTTAAGTATGAGGCACAGAAATTAAACTATATCAAGAAAGGAAGTCGAGGTTTCCTTGCCCTATGAATGGGCTAGAAGCATATCGCATGTACCTCGGAATGAGGAACCATTTCAAATCAAAGACTTACGATTTCGTCAGAAGTCCTTACGGCAAAGCAAAACAAGAGACTTACGACAAGAGAAAGGACAAATATTTTTTCGTGAAATTATCACGCAAATATGATGAAGAACAATTGACTAACTTCTATCTTGCTAATTTTGTAGCAGATAATTGTGAGTGGATTGGTGCTATGAGTGCCAAAGGTGAGAAGAACTATCAGGAATATATAAAAAAGATTCAGTCACTATCATATGTCTTTAAGACAGATGCTCAGGTGATGAAGGAGTCATGTGATGACTTTGAAGAGTTATTTGAAGGAAAACCACATCCGACCTTGATAAAATTGTGGTTAGGTGGTAAAATTAATTTAGAGTCTGTTGTTATTATGGACAAGATCTTTGGTTTTGTTAGTAAGGTACCTGCTACTGACCCAGTGTGGGAAACCGCAAAGACAAAGATCCTTAAATATAAGCCCCTTCTCAAGATACAATTTGAGAAGCATAGAGTAGTATTAAAGGAGTTATTCTTATGAAATTCTTCGAGTCTGAAGTAGTTCAGACTGAGTTAAAGCGTATGCAAGAACTCTATGTGGATATAAACCGCATGGGGATTATCCTTAGCATTGATCAGAAGATCCAACAACTTATTAAACTACTTGAACTCATTGATATTCAGCAGACTATGTTTATGCGTGTTACCTTATCTGAGGATGAACATGCTAAACGTATCCTTCAACAAGTACGTGAGGCAGCAGGATTGTTAGGTATGAAACCTGAGAATGTGAACCCTCGCTTCTATGATCAACTTAAAGATCAAGTCAACAAGATGATTAAAGACCTGGAGCAATCTAAATGATGTTTTTTAATGTGATGGCTATTGCTGCTATACTAGCAGTAGTCTGGTTTGTTATAGTTTTTATGAGTGATCCTAACGCATGAAAGATTTATGGAATGGTTACAAGAGGGCTCTATATGAGACCTTCCCTGACCTAGAATATGACCATACATGGGGTGAGTGGGAAGGTAAAGGTACCAACCTTACAGCCCAGATATGGAGGAATAAATGGTTTATTAAGTCCAGAGCAGTAGATATTTGGTCTGACAAAACTAACATATACAATAATATAATTTACCCCAAAACTGGATCTAACCTGCCTTGCTTTGGTATGGATCTTATGGGGTTCTCACCTAAGAAGGTGATTATAGTATTTGATTTCCAGCACCCTGTAGAGAATTTACTCTTTGAAGTTGCTGGTCTACCTGAGGGAAGAGGTGACTATAGGTTCTTTGAGCCTGGTAACCACTTCTCCAAGAATATCTACATAGCATACTGTGAACCAGAGAAGGTTGATGAGCATTTACCCATGTTCAGGAAATACTTGACAAAATACCAGAGTATGATAGAATTTAATCAACCGACTGGGACCGACATTTCGGTGTATAAGGATTTCGATACTTATATGACGAAACTAGATCCAGTCGGAGCATACCTAAAGGGTAAGTTCGGGGAGAAAAAAGCAGAAAGTCTAGTCCACGACTTCCTTTTCTGTTATAAATAGTTCGTACGAACACATAGTACAATACACTAAATACGGAGAATACGTATGTCTTTTGCTTCACTAAAGAAGTCCAATTTCGCTGACCTGCTATCAAAAGCTGAGTCACTCAACAAGACTGAGGTTAGAGGTGCTGATGAGCGTCTTTGGAAACCTGAAGTAGACAAGGCTGGTAACGGTTACGCAGTAATCAGATTCCTACCAGCACCCGATGGAGAAGACCTTCCATGGGCACAAGTTTGGAGTCATGCCTTCCAAGGTCCAGGTGGATGGTATATTGAGAACTCTCTCACAACTTTAGGCAAGAAAGATCCTGTTTCTGACCTCAACAGGCAATTATGGAACAGTGGTGCTGATTCCGACAAAGACGTAGCACGTAAGCAGAAGCGTAAGCTTTCTTACTACAGCAACATCTATGTTGTATCAGATCCTACTAACCCACAAAATGAAGGAAGAGTATTCCTTTATAAGTTTGGTAAGAAGATTTTTGATAAACTTACCGAAGCAATGCAACCAGCATTCGCTGATGAAACACCTATCAATCCTTTTGATTTTTGGAAGGGTGCGGACTTTAAGGTTAAGATCCGTAAGGTAGAAGGTTACTGGAACTATGATAAGTCAGAGTTCGCAGAACCCGCAACTCTTGGAGATCTCTCTGATAAAGAATTAGAGGGTATCTGGAAGAAGGAGTATAGTCTCGCTTCCTTCACTGGTGAAGACCAGTTCAAGACCTATGAACAGTTAGCAGAACGCCTTAACAGTGTTCTTAGCCCTGCTTCTCCTCGTCGTGTAGATACTGAAGATGTCGAACCATCTGTAGGTGATCCCTTACCAGAGATTCATCAAGCAGTATCAGCACCACCAGCATTCAAGACCGCTGGTGCTCCTTCACAAGATGAAGATGATACACTATCCTACTTCGCTAAATTAGCCGCTGAATAAATGAAGATTTTCCTAGACACCGCTGATACGGATATTATCCGTAAGCACTTTAAAACTGGACTAATTGATGGGGTTACAACTAACCCTAGTCTTATTATGAAGTCTGGTCGTGATCCTGAAGAAGTCTACCAAGACCTCAAGGACATCGGTGTACAGGATATCTCCATGGAAGTCGTGGGTGATGCAGAAAACATGATCTCTGAAGGTCGTAGACTGCATAACAAGTTTGGCTCTGTTTCTACGATCAAGGTTCCGTGTACACCAGACGGACTCCTTGCTTGTAGAGAACTCAGTAGGAGTGTTATTAGGGTTAATGTGACGTTGATATTCTCAGCAGCACAAGCTATACTTTCTGCTAAAGCAGGTGCTAGGTATGTCTCACCTTTCGTAGGTAGACTAGATGATAATTCTATTGCTGGATTAGAGGTTGTTCGCTCTATCGCATCAGTATATAAAGAACAAAAGGTAGGGCATACAAAGATCCTTGCTGCTTCTATTCGTGAAGTTAATAGAGTAACAAGAGCATTCTGGAATGGTGCTAAGATATGTACGATGCCACCAAAAGTATTCGAGGACATGTACAATCATATCCTCACAGATAAAGGTTTAGAAATATTTGACAGAGATTGGGCTGCTGCTCACCCTACAGAAAGAGCAGGTGGAGACTTAGATAAACTTGATATTCCTGATGGACTGACCATTTCTCTAAATGATAATGGTGGAATTGTTACTCCAATTCCTGGCACTGACATATCTGGTGGATATAGTGGACTATACCCAGAAGAAATTGGTACAGACGGTACTATTAATCTATCTTGACGTTAAACGAAGCTTGACCAGTAACCAGTGATCCACCCTTATGTAAGGATTTGGTATACAGGTTAACAAATTCTCTAATATATGATGGTCTAATTAACTTAATTTTCTCCTTCTCATCATTCAAACGCTGCTCATACTGATAGTATGTAACTCCTTCCGTTGGGTTTACTGTTACACCAGCAGACGCTGTACCATCATAGTAAGTCACCTGATAGTTTGAAGGTACTCTTAATCCAGCAGGAACGATTTTTCGTTGTAATGCATCAATAACCTCGGTTGTCTCGTACATCATTACGGCATCGGGGTTATCGTATTTTGCATACACATACTCATATAGTTCTTGTTGTGATCTTGGCCATGACTCATGGTAGTTGGTCTTGTCATTAGCAACTAGGATAGTCCATCCATAGAAGACACTATCATACATGTTGAATGAAATTATCTCTGGGGTTTCACCAGGTTTGATTATATACTCATTAAATATGGTGGCATCTCCTAGATATCTGTCTATGATATCGTTTCTACGCCATAAATTTTTTACCAGATATATCTTTGGATCTAGTACAGCATCTGAATAGTTGTAGGCAACATCTGGAGATTTTTTGAATAACATTAGTATACTCCCGACTCGAAGTCCATTTGTGTGAGAGCAGTTGTCTCACTGAAGTTCATACGCATTGTTTGTAATGGTAGTTGACCAGTAGTTGTAGTGGTGAATTGGTTAGCTGGCGTTGTGTTAACGCTCATTTTCGTCAAAGCACATAGTTTTGTTTTTGGCATTTGAGGATGTGCTCCTGGTTTTAATGAACCACCGTCATAGAAATTAAATTGTGGTTCAATTACAAATACATCGGGGAATCCTAGTACACCACCTGTGCCTGACTTATTAGCATATGGGTGCATACCAGTTTTGAAGTTATTGATTAACTCGTCTATCAATTCTGCTTCCTCTTGATTACGTGCCATCAATTCAAAGGACATATCAAAGTCTCTCATCGACATATTCTCAAAGAGTTGGATAGCATTTTCATTTGGTGCTAGACCTGCTAGACCAATAAGGTTTTTTGGTTGAAATGTGTCTGCTGTTCCAATATTAAATGGATCTACAGCACCCTTTCCAAATTCTGATGCCATAGCACCAAAATCTCCACCTGATGAATCATTTACAGCTCCAGTGAATTTCTGTCCTACTTGACCCAGACCCTCAGCACCACCAGAAAGTGTTCCAGTTGTTGCCATTTGTCCAACACCATCACCCATGGAATCAAGAACTCTAGCCATAGCACCCAATTTGATTGAGTTATTCCACCCTGCTGTATATCCATAGGTATACTCATTAGGCATAGGAAGATAATAGCAACTCTCTAATGAATCAGCGTGCTTCTGAGCATCTTTTCTTATTTCTTCTAACTCACCTGCGCTATTAACTGTAGTACCATCTTGTAATTTTATACCATCTTCTCCAAAATCTATTTGACTATAGTCGTGTGCCTTTTGTGCCGTATCCATGGCATTTACATTATCTTTACGACCATTAAACCATCCTGGCTTATATGCTTTTTTGAATGAATCCTGAATCTGCCCTTTATTGTCTAAAGTCTCTTCCATCCTCTTATTAACACCATCAAATAAAGCTTGAGTGGTACTGTTAATGGAACTTGCTAAAGCTTTACCCTGACTCCTTCCTAGAAGAGCAGCAGCATCTCTATGCCCATACTGTTCAGAAGCTTCTGATAATGCTTTT